GCCGTCCTTTTGGTCAACCGGGTTCAGGGGTTCGACGCATGACGTCCGGTGGCGCCCGCGCCCGTTCCGGTCCTGCTCCCGACCCCAATGCCCTGCGTCGCGACCGCCCCAGCGACGCCGGCTGGACGCGTCTGCCAGCAGCCGGACGTCAGGGCCCACCGCCCGCGTGGCCCCTCGAACGCCCGACCCTCCGCGAGCTGGCCCTCTGGGCAGCGGAATGGACGCGCCCACAGGCCATCATGTGGGAAGCGAACGGCCAGGAACTCGAGGTGGCGCTCTACGTGCGTTCGGTGCGTGCCGCTGAACGATCGCGGGCGTCCGTCGCCATGCGGACGCTCGTCAAGCAGCAGCAGGAGGCGCTCGGCCTGTCCCTTCCGGGCTTGGCCCGCAACCGTTGGATCATCGCGCCTAACGCTGCGGAGCCGTCCGTCCGATCGGTGGCGCCGACTGGCAGCACGTCCACCCGTGACCGGCTGAAGCTCGTGGTCGCATCGTGAATCGCGAACCCCGGACGATGACCGTTGCGACGGATTGGGTCGAGCGGCACTGCGTCGTGCCCGACGGCTTCCGCAAGGGCGACCGGTTCCGCCTGTACGACTTCCAACTCCTCTACCTCGCGCACTTCTACCTGGTCCGCGGCGACGTCGAGTTCGACCCGGAGAGCCCGATCCTGGCCCCGGCGTTCATCTACCGCCGAGGGCTGCTCGTCGGGCCCCAGAAGGTTGGCAAGAACCCCCTGATCGCCGCCCAGGTGTGCCTCGAAGGCGTTGGCCCGGCCCTCTTCGCCGGGTGGGCGGGCAAGGACGATGCCTACCTCTGCCGGACGTGGGGCTGCCCCTGCGGCTGGATTTACGAATATGAGGCGGGCGAGCCGATGGGCATGCCCTGGCCGACGCCGCTGATCCAGATCACCGCCTTTTCTCAGGAGAGCACGGACAACACTTACGACGCCCTGCGGCCGATGATCGACGAGGGGCCACTGCACGATCTCATCCCCCACACGGGCGAGGAGTTCATTCGGCTACCGGGCGGCGGACGGATCGATACGGTCACCTCGTCCGCCCAATCCCGCCTCGGCCAACGCGTCACCTTCGTGCCCCAGGACGAGGTCGGGCTCTACTGGCCGACCAACGGCATGGTGAAGCTCGCCGACACGCAGTACCGCGGTCTCTCCGGGATGGGCGGCCGGGCGTCGCTGACCTCCAACGCCTGGGACCCGTCCCAGCATTCGGTCGCGCAACAGCAGTTCGAGTCGCCGGCGACCGACATCTACCGCCAGTTCCTCCAGCCGCCGAAGGCGCTCTCGTACACCGATCGCCAGGAACGCCGGAAGATCCACCGGCTCGTCTACCCGGCCGACGTACTCCGCGAGAACGGCGGTCATCTTGACCTCGACTCGATCGAGAACGAGGCGGCCGACCTCGTGAAGCGCGACGCGCCGCAGGCCGCCCGCTTCTACGGGAATCTACTCGTGGCCGGGGCGGGACAGGCATTCGACATCGGCCGCTGGGGCGATCTTGCCCGGCCGGGCTACACCGTCCCCGCAGGTTCGCCGATCGTGCTCGGCTTCGACGGGTCGCGGTACGACGACGATACGGCGCTGATCGCGACGGAGATCCTGACCGGCTACCAGTGGCCGCTCGGCATCTGGCACCCGCTCTCCGACCGCCCGATCCCGGTGGAAGAGGTTGACCTCGCCGTTCGTGCCGCGTTCGCGGGCTTCACCGTGTGGCGAATGTATGCCGACCCGCCGAAGTGGGAGTCGTGGATCGCCACCTGGGCCGGCGCATTCGGTCACGAGCGCGTCGTCGAGTGGTGGACAACCCGCCTCAAGCCCATGGCGCACGCGCTGGCTGCCTATGAGCAGGCGATCCGGGCCGGCGAACTCTCGCACAACGGGGATCCCGTCTTCGCGACCCATGTCGGCAATGCCGTCCGGCACTACCTGGGTTTCCGCGATGACGAGGGCCAGCCGCTCTGGGTCATTCGCAAGGATCGGCCGATGAGCGCGCTGAAGATCGACGCGGCTGTGGCCGGTGGGCTCTCCTGGGAGGCGCGCAACGACGCGCTGGCCGCCGGCATCGGTCAGATCGTGCCCGAGCCCGAGCTCCTCCCGCTGGTGGCCTGGCTGTGAACGCCCAACGCCGCCGCCGTTACACCCGGTTTGTCGGTCTCGTCGTCGGTGCCTGCCTGGTGATCGCCGGAGTGGCCGCCGTCTACTGGCCGGCAGCCCTGATCCTCGCCGGCGTCCTCGTTGTCGCGGCCTTCATCGAGGTGCCCGGACGATGAACCACTCCGTCGCTCGTCGCCTCCTGCTCACTCGCCGGCCGGCCTACGTCCGGGCGTTCATCGCGATGGTGAAGGGCGAGCAAGTCACGGCCGCGGAGCAGCGCCTCCTCCAGCTCGCCAAGGATGCCAGTGGGGGCTATCCCATTCCGGCCGCGTTCGATCCGCCGATGCGAGGCGAATCGTGAACCTCCTGCAGCTCGCGACCCGCTCCGTCGTTTCCCGGATCGGCATGCGCTCACTCGTCGGCGAGGAATACCTGACCGGCGGGTTCGGCTGGGGCGACTTCATGTCGGCATTCCAGACTGGCGTCACGCAGACGCTGATCGGCAATCGCGAGGAGATGGACGGCTCCTACGTCAGTCTCGCGGCGGGTGCCTACCGCGGCAACGGCGCCGTGTTTGCCTGCATGCTGGCTCGCCTCCTGCTGTTCAGTGAGGCGCGCTTCCAGTTCCAGCAGCTCCGCGGCGGCCGCCCGGGAGATCTCTTCGGGACACCCGACCTGCGCATCCTCGAAGAGCCGGAGCCCGGCAAGACGACCGGCGATCTGCTCGCCAAGGCGATCGTCGATGCCGACCTTGCCGGCAACGGCTTCCTCGTCCGGCGCCCTGGGCGGATCAAGCGCCTGCGCCCCGACTGGACGGCGATCGTCCTCGGCAGCAACAGCGAGCGCAATCCGAAGCTCGACCCGAACGACGTCGACGCCGAGATGGCCGGGCTGCTCTATTGGCCGGGTGGCATGGGCCATGGCACGCTGGAGACCTATCTCCGCGAGGAAGTCGTGCACTTCGCCCCGATCCCGGATCCGCTCGCCCACTACCGCGGCATGAGCTGGCTGACCCCGATCATCCGCGAGATCCTCGCGGACAGCGCGGCGACGTCGCACAAGCTGAACTTTTTCCTCAACGGGGCGACGCCGAGCACGATCATCAAGACCCCGGTATCCGACCCCGACAAGTTCGCGGATTGGATCAAGGTGTTCGAGTCGCGCCACAAGGGCGTCAGGGACGCATACAAGGCGATGTACCTCGGCGCCGGGCAGGATGTCACGGTCGTCGGGACCAACCTTCAGCAGCTCGACTTCAAGGTAACGCAGGGCGCGGGTGAGACGCGGATCGCCGCAGCCTCTGGTATCCATCCGACTGTCGTCGGGCTGTCCGAGGGGCTGCAGGGCTCGTCCCTGAACACCGGCAACTTCCCGTCTGCCAAGCGCCTCACTGCCGACAAGACGCTGCGTCCGCTCTGGCGGAACCTCGCTGGCTCGCTCCAGGTCATCGTGCCGCCGCCGCCCGGCTCGCGCCTCTGGTATGACGACCGGGATATCCCGTTCCTGCGCGAGGACGTCAAGGACGCGGTGGACGCGCTCTTCGTCCAGGCCCAGGCGATGCGCCAACTCGGCGATGGCGGATGGGAACACGACGCGGTGGTGGATGCCGTCACGTCGGGCGACCTCCGCCGGCTCTCCGGCCAGCACACGGGGCTCGTCCCTGTCCAGTTGCAGGCGCCCGGGGCGCAGGCGTTCGCCGCGGGCCGCAGCTTCTGGCCGTCGTCCGGCGACTGGGTTGGCTCGGAGATCACGCGCGGCGATCTGTTCGCTCCGGATCATCCGCTCGTCGCCGCGTTCCCCAGCCTGTTCGAGCCGATCGCCGAGTGCGAGCCGTGGGCCATCCGATCCTGGTCTCCGCGACCGCAACTCACGGCCGAACTCGTCGCCATCCCGGACAGCGACCTGGAGATCCGGGTGCGGGCGCTCGAACTCAGCGGGCGATCCCAGATGCCGAGCCTGACCGTCAACAC